CTGAAGAATGAGCGCATCTATAGGGGTAATGTAGAACACTCTGGTTTTCCCTTCGCGGTTTTTCTCCTCTAGTCGAGGTTCATCCTTTAAATGTGCTTTGTAAATAAAGCATTGGATTTCCCCTGACATATAGGAGTCAAGTAAATGATTAAGTCTCTTTTTAAGCTCCTCAATAGGTTCTCTCTTGAGATAGTCATCTAACTCCTCCACGATGGGTAGCCAGTCTCTCTTTTTCCCTTCAAAACCAAATCCCCCTGAAGTATTTGCATTCATACGGCGAGCGATACAATCGTCTCTAATACCGTTGATAGCACACTCCACAGTAATGGGAGACACTTTTCCAAGGCCAGCGGAAAATCTTTCAACCAAAATATCAGAGATCTTCTCCAAAACTTGTCGGTCAAGACCAGGCTTGTTATGGGAAAGTTTCTTCAATGCTATGTTGTAAGGATTATAATATACCCCATTTTTTGTGAAATGTCTCATGGGAGGAGCTCCAAAGAGCTCTCTACCTTGTCCATCCACAAGAGGGCAATCATATTGCTCGCGGGCTAACTTGGAGAAAGGAGTTTTTATTACTTTGCTCCTCTGGTTTGGGAAAACCTTAACTCCGGGCACAGCTCCGAAGTAAATAAGGCCTCCCAAATTTTCAAACCTAAAAGGTGAGTGCTTAGAAGGAGCAACAGTAGACTCCGGGATTGTCTTCGGAAAAGAGAAGAGATCCATGAGCCCTCCAGTCTCAATTCGTTCAAAGTGAAGCTGAGTAATGGAGGGTGCGTAGCAAAGGTGGGAGAAGTCTTGAGCAGCGGAATGGATTCCCACTACTATTGTTCCTCCTCCACACTTAGCAAATACCGGAGTTCCACAAGCACCTGGTTCGTGATCAGGCCACTTGTACTCCCAGTAATCGGAGATTATGAAGTGAGTGCTAGGATTTAATTCGTCCGGCTGGATAGTTTTTGGATAAGATCCAAAACAGCAAGACGTAAGATATCCCGCAACATTTGCTTCAAGAATGGTCTCCGAAGTAGGACCACTGAGAAAGTAATTTCTAATATCAGTAAATATAACGGCATTCATTCGGATGACCCCGATGTCGTCAGCAATTCTCTGAATTTGAGATCTAGCAACCTTCGTCACCGCCATCTTAGGGTTAGATGCCCCTCTGGCGATAGGACGCAGGATCTCAAACGAATCTCTCCCAGTTTTGAAAACATGCAAGTTAATTAGAGCAACATCTCCATAGATTCCTAAAATATGGGTATGATCCCACATAGGGAGTCCTTTGGAATTATACTCCGGATTCTCCCATCTTACCTGAACCTCATAGAGGTTTCGATTGATGGTATTCATTATATCCGAACTATTATTGAAACATTTTGAATCAAGAGGAACGACCTCTCTAGTGTTCCAAATTTTCATGTTTTCTCTATTAACAACCACTTTTCGGATCTCACTCTCGCATCCAAACTTGTCCTCTTGATCATTGATCTTAGGATTGTAG